CTTTCATGTCGCTCAAAGGCGATTGCTCGAGGATCTTGTCCTTCGCATGATTCAGCGTCCCGCACCGGGAACACTTGATCTGGAGCTCTGTAAACCCACCCGTACGGGCGAGAAGTCTTTTGCAGTTACCGCATCTGAATTCTTTCAACATCTGCAAATTCCTTTTGCTGAATCGCCCTTCCGGTGGGCAATAAAAACCCGGCACATTGGCCGGGCTCCGTGACGTAACTTGTATTTGCTGAATGCTATTTCGCGCCGCCGTTCCCGCGATCGGTCTGAGCGTCTTGGTCTGAACCGGGATTACCCGGCGGCGGGCTCCAGTCCTCTGGCTTCTCACCAGTACCCTGCTTTGGCTCTGACTCGACCTGCTCAAGGCCAGAGTCATGACCTTTGCCAGTGTCAGGCATTTCCTTTCCTGGTCCTGGGTATGGCGCTGCAGGACCGTTGTTGTCTTCCACCATGAATCACCTCCTGTCTGAAGCGCGATATGTGCGCCTAGTTCTGAGAGCGGCCGATTTGATGGGAAGTGCTGTCCACTCGACGAATGGAAAATGAATCCTAGGCCAGAAAGCAGAGATAATTGCAGGCAATAAAAAGCCCAACACAGTGGTCGGGCTTCTGATCCAATCCTACACACGCAGGAACAACAGGATGAATTGATAATGGCTCATTGGCTCACCGCCCGTCAAGCGACTTCTGTTGCAATAAGGCCTTCTCGCTCGAGAATGTGTTGAGCCTCAATCAGTGCCAAGTCTACGCTGCTCTCCAGCGCCTTCCGAATGTCACGTCTCCATCGCTCCTGCGTCTTGATCGGGTGCGGCTCATTCGACCAGTTGTCCATCTCGTACCAGCCAGCCGGCAGGACGTTCGTGGAGCGCTTCCCGTCCACCCCTGGCAGTCGAGGCAAGGCCCATGTCACCACAGCGCAATGCATGAACCGCTCCGGCGCAGGTGAACGCATGACCCGGGTCAGCTCGGCAATTGCCGCGTGCTTGCGCTCAGTGTGAGTGGAGAACTTCGCGACCAGGGCGCGCCAGTGCTCGGCAGACAACGACTTGTGCAGCCGTCCGAACACCCAGCAGTCAGCCAGGAAAGCAGCCTCCTTGCCGACGATCTCCCCCTTCTGCTTGGCGCACTGCACCTTTGGCTCGAAGTCGCAGCCGCCGGCGGAACTGATGGTCTCGGCCGCGAGCGCCCGAACTACTGCTGAAACAACGTTGCGATAGGTCATGCTGCAGCCCTCTTGAGTTCACGGGTTTTGGCTCGGTAGTCGGCCTTGATGGCCTGCAACTGCTCGATGGTATAGCGCTGGGGATCATGAGGTCCTTCCAGCCAATCCACTTTTTCGGCACCGATGCGCCTCACCAGCTCCAGCCGGTAATTCACAATGTCGCCCGACTTGTGGTTGTTGCACGGCGCGCACTGGCGCCACACGTTCAGCGGCTCGAAGCGAAGCTCTGGGTTGCCACCGACAGTGCGGTAGTGCCCGGCGTGCCATTGGCCGTTGTGGTGCCGGCCGCAACTTACGCACGGCAGGCCGATATCCCGCTCGCGGATCCAGGCGTTGAATGCGGCCTGTGCCTCCTTCATGTGCTGGGCACGCGGCTTGATCTTCACTTTCGCGGCGCGCAGTTCCTTGCGGCCGATCTCGGCCAGCGACTTACGCGCTTTGGCCTGGTTCACGTCCTTGATGGCCAGGCCACACTTCGGGCTGCATACGGCCTGGCCCAGGCGCTGCGGCGGAAAGCTGATACCGCATGCGGGGTTCTTGCACTTTTTCGGTTTGGGTTGCTTGGCGATCATGCAGCCTCCTTGCTGAGCAGATCATTGAAAACCACACCCTGGCCTGTGAAATAGGCGGCGATGCGATCGGTGTAAGCGACGCCCTGGGCGCGGTTGAACAGGCTGGTCACCGGGAAGCCGTCCGGTCCAAACAAATGGCACTCCCCCATCATGGCCAGCTTCGTTTCGTAGGGCAGATGGCGCATGACCCGGTACCACTCGGCCTGAAAGCCGGCATCCTCGTTCAGCAGGATCTGCACGCCGAAGTGCAGCTTGCAGTAGCGCCGGGCGTCGGCCGCATCGCCGATCTGGGTCATCTCGGCAATGCGATTGTACATGCCGAACCACAGCCGGTTCTGGTCGAGCGTACGGTCCTTGCCAGCGCGCAGGGAGACCACCACAAACTTCTTGTCCCGGTACATGGTGGTCAGGCACATTTCGTCTTTTTTCTCAGCGCTGGCGGCGCGCATCTCCAGCATTGAGTTCTTCACCAGTTCGAGCTTCTGGCGAAGCGCCGGCGCCGGCCGCGTAACGGTGCCGGTGAGCAAGCCGGCGATGGCACGACCGTCCTCTGTGATCGGCTCGACACTCAGGTCTGCCAGGTACTTCTGAGCGTGCTCACGAGGAATGCGCTTCAGCTCCATCGCCTTGGTCACAGCTTGGATACGGCGGTTGCCGTCGAAGCCTACGGATACGTGCCAATTGACGGGCTTCGCATCCTCGCGGGCCTGGCTCACGAACCGCTGATAGGCGTCGATGAACGCCATGCGCGCACCGATTTTGTCGCCGCCATCCAGGATGGGTTTCGCGGCAGCCAGTGCCAGTTGGATCTCGTCGGTCAGCACCACTGTTTCATATTCGTCGTTGGTGGTCATTGCGATGGCCCAAGCCTCGTCCTTCCCAGGACGGCCGTCGGAGGTCTGGACACGCTGCAGGATGTCAGCCATAGCCAGCTTGCCCTTCACCTCGAAGCGGCAGGCCTTCAACGCGGCTTTGACGACGGGCACCGGGTAGGCGCAAAGGTCTTCGGCCATCATCGCGGCGGTGCCGGGGTTCATTTCCTGGCCCATGGACTCGGCCGTTGCGCAGATGGCGGCGGCCAGCCCGGCAACCTGCTGGTCGTTCATTTCAGAGGTATTCATTGCGGTCACCTGCTTGGCGCTTGGCCAGAACCATCTGGGCGGCCTGCTCGGCTGCGGAATGGTTCGCCTCAGTCCGTTCCATCTGGCGAGCAGTTGTGCCGTTGATGCGCTGCCCGGTCACCCACTGGGTGTGATAGCTCTCGGCGTTGGCCAGCAGTTCGTTGAGGCTGTGGCACTTGCGCAGGACGGCGGCATCGCTGGTTTTCAGGAAGTGGGCTGCCACGTGGTGAGCTACATCGGCGCCGAGGCGGTCGACCAACTGTCCGAGCTGGCCACCGACCTTGGCATTCCACACAGGCCAGGCGCTGTAGCGCTTGCGGTAAGCCATGGCGTAGTTCGCCCAGACCTTGAAGGTTTTGCAGGTCTGGTCTTTGGGCCCTGGCATATCGGCAGGGATCTCAACCCGTGGGGCATCGGTGCGATCAACCACCAGCACCAAGCCGCAGGACTGAGCCGGCTTGCCGGTGGCGTCCTGCAAGTCCTGACTGGTGCCCTGATTGGTACCCTGATGATTGGTATCCTGATTTGTCGGAGATTTATCCGACCCTTGCTCGGATTTTTTTCCGACCTTGCTCGGAGATTTATCCGAGGTAGATCGGATATTTTTCCGACCTTTGTTTTTTGGTGGGGTCGGATATTTTTCCGACCCATCAAGCTTCTGGTTCCACTCGATGGCCTTCTCGGTCAGGCGAAAAAGCGTGATGTTCGAAGTGCTGGAAAGCTCAATCAAACCGGCCTCTTCCAGGGCCTTCAGCATGCGGTAAGCGGTGTCTGGCTTGTCGGTGAGCAGCGGCAGCTCCTCAGTGATCTTGGCCTTGCTCAACGCGAAGAAAACCCCGTCGTCGGTCTTGATTGGCTTGGTCCAGCTCGGGCAGCCATAGACGAAAGCGAACAGGAGGGCCTGCTGAGAATTCAGCCCCCACTCCAACGCCTTCACCTGGTTAATCGTGACGGTGTATTGCATGTCAGGCCTTCCCGACCTTAGCGGCCAATTCAAGGAAGCGATCCACGTACCAGTGAGGCTGCGTCTCGCGAGGGCATTGAGGGCTGGTGAGGTTCTTGCCGTAGGCCATGCCCTTCTCGGTCACGGACCAGAAGTCCACCATTTCCTGCTTGGAGTTTTTGCGCTGGAGGACCTTGAGGAAGCCGTGAGCCTCAAGTGCAAGGTTGAAGGCACGGGCAGTGCTGGCGATGGCGTGATCTTTGATCAGGGCGGTGATTGCCTTAGTAGGCATCGAAGAGCCGCCAGCGGCATCGGGGGCGGCGTCAACGGCGTAGCCAGGAAGGAACTTGGCATCCAGCCCGTTGTTGGCGGCGATCTTGGCCAGCATCAACATTTTGCTGGAGTTCGCAGGCTTCAGCAGGCGATCGAAGCACTCCAGGATGGCGAGCTCACCGATGATCTTGGGATTGCTTGGCAGTGCGCGGGCGCGCTCACGATCCTCAAGCGCCGTCATGCGATCGAACACCAGCGCCTGAAGCTCGTAGCTGTACGACATGGCGATCAGACAGGCTTCACGCTTGGGGAATACAAAGCACTTTTGTACGCGGCTGCGGGCATCAAGGTAATCGGCTGAAAACTTAGCCGATTGATCGGCGCCAAGAACACGCGGCACTTTGGCGATCAGGTTCTTGTGCGTCAGCGTCGGCTGGCCCTTCTCGCGCTTGGAGTTGATGAAGTCAACCAGCTCAAGGCTGGACATGGAAACTCCGCGCGCCACGTTTTCAGATTGCGAAAAACGTGGCGCGAGTTTGCTGGGGGTATTGACGGGAATCGATTGTGTATTCATTATTGCCTCGCTGAAGTAGCAATGAGCCAGGCCACGAACCTGGCTTTTTTGTGCCTGCGATTTATGCGCGGGCCTTGTGCAACTCAATTACCGCCCCGATAGCCTCAAGGCTCGCCGACATGTACTTGGCGTGCAGGGCGCGGATCTTCTTGGCTTCGGCTGCGTCGATCTCGCCATCTTCCAGAGCGGCAGCCACCATCTGGTCAAGTGCACCGCGCTGCGCGGAAGCCGTCAGAGAGCGCTGGTACAGGTCGACGTTGTCCAACTCCCCCGCCTCTGGGATCTTCACGAACACGCCGCCGTACATCGCGCAGATGTAATCCGGCAGATGCTCGGTCTTGGTCTCGCTCTCCAGTACATGGATCTCGATATCGCTCAGCGGCTTGCACCCAGCGGTTTCGTAGATCTGGTTTTCCAGGCGCTTGTCCTTGATGCCAAGGCGAGCAGCTGCGCAATCCATCCCACCAGGAAAAGAGTTGGACACGGCCGCCATTACTTGGCGGCGGGTCTCTAGTACGGGCGTTTTCATGTCCTAGTTTTTCCTTGGGTCAGTTGCGGTCAAGATGGCTTCAATGAAACGGCGGACAGGTACGTCAGGCGGCGGACTGCTGCGAAGTCTCAACAGAGGACGAAGCGAGCTGCCCCCACGGAAAGGATGGGCAAAGGTCGGTGCGGTTTACGGCGCCACCGGTCAATGCTTCGATTTGAATTGCGCGCTTTGCTGGGACTGGGCGCTCGCCTGAGCACCACTGATTAACGGTGGGTGCAGTGACCTGCAGCAGGCGCGCCATTTCCACCTGACTACCCAGCAAGCGAGATGCTTCTTTGGCCGCTTCTGCTGATTTCATGAGTTCTCTCCTGGAGATTTGTGTCGAATATAAGGCATTACCTTATCACGGGCAAGTCATTGCCTAACCAACAGCGCAATAGGCTTAATTAGGCAATGCTTACCGGACCAGAGTTAGGCGCCGCCATCGAGGCCGCGCGGATCGCCAAGGGCGTATCGAAAAAGAACCTCGCAGACGACTTCTCCGTGAAGCCTCCGTCGATACAGGGCTGGGTAAAAAATGGCAGGATCGACAAATCAAAGCTGATGGACGTGATCGCCTACTTTTCCGATGTCGTTGGGCCTGAGCACTGGGGCTTACGCCCAGGCTTCTCCTACGAAAACCTCGAAGAAACTAGCGAAGAATCTGCCACTCAAGGCAATGATGGGCGCTCATTAACCTCGTCTGCCGCTGACATGGTCCGGCAGATGTTGGCGACGAAAGGCAAAAGCCTTTCAGATGACGCTCGCGCCAGGTTGCTGGCCGCAGCAGAACAAAGCGACTCGGGCAACGTCATTCATGTCGACTTCTCTCGCCCTGGCCAGGTCGGTGACGAGGTGTGGATTGCGCACTACGACGTTCGCGCAGCCATGGGCGGCGGGCAGATCCCGCACGAATTCCCAGAGATGCTTCAGGACATACGAGTAAGCCCAAAACACTTGAGGGAGATGGGCGTCACTTTCAAAGAACATTTCCACCTCAAGATGATCACCGGCTGGGGTCAGTCGATGGCGCCGACGATCAAGGATCGCGACCCGCTGCTCGTGGACATCACGATTCGGGAGTTCACCGGCGACGGCATCTACCTCTTCTCCCACGACGATATGCTGTACGTGAAGCGCTTGCAGAAGAAAGGCAAGGACCGCTTCAAGATGATCTCGGACAACAAGCATCACGACATAGAAGAGATCCGTGTGGATGACACGCACATCCTGGCTCGGGTGCTTTACGTGTGGAACGGACAACCGGTTTGACGACATGGCCCTCACTAAACCCAACCAGCAGCTGCGCCGCGACCTGAAAGAGGCTGCGGCCCTGCTCAAGTGGTCAGGGGTAGATCTGTTTGTCTTTGCCAAGCGCCTTCTGGCGGCAGGGGATGAGCAAGGCGCCAACGATCTGATGAAGATC